CTTAAAGATCCTGTATCACCTAATGCATTCTTTTTTCTTCTTCCGAACATAGCTGCTCCGCCTGCTAGTGCTAATGCAGCTAAAATTTTCTTATTTCTTCTTCTCGATTTTTTAGACATTATTTTTTCTTCCCGTTCCTAAATATCTGTGTTCCCTTTATACCAAAAATGCTGGCGCAGACAAGTATCCAAAGATTCGTAAACCATGATGGAAGCGCCTGGAAATGTTCGAAGAAGACGTTTATTTTCTCCATAGCTGCCGGATCGTCCGACCAAACCCCATATGCGAGCACCAAAATTGGGAGTGTGAGAATCGCGAGGACCACCTCGTCCTTATAATCTTTGTCCCGGGATTCTAAAAGCTTGCCCTGGTAAGATTCCTCACCTCGGGCCATCTTTTGCGCATGCATGTATTGTGCATCCGCCATAGCCATTTTTGTCTCTTGACGCTTTTTATAAATGTGACTTCCTGCGTTAAGAGCTAATTTAATAGCGCTAAACCACATACTACCACCAACTTACGTCAGATTTTTTAGAAGCTAACATTCTTCTCTGACCGCCAACTTTATTTTTAGTAGGTTGACCTTCAGGAATCTTAATTTCTTTTCCACCTTTTGAATAACCATCTTTGTTAAGGTTTAAAGGAATGTCGCCTTTGTAAAAAGGTTCTTTATCTTTTTTTGCCATAGTTTTCTCCTTATATATTACTATACTATCTTCTAGGACCTTTCAAGGTTCTAACATCAGCCATCTTCATTAAGTCATTGGCCATTTTAGCATCTTGAGACATCGCTTGTTTTTGTATAGATGTATCAGCTCTTAAATGAGCTAATTCTTCATTTTGAGCTAATTTTTCATCAAACTGATCCTGACCCATTAATTGTTTAGATTTATCTAAATCAATTTTTTCTTGGGCCTGATCTCTCTTAGCTGAATCATCCATAGCTCTTAAATCTAGTTCTCTTGCTTTTAATTTAGCAATTGGATCGTTTCCAAACTGACCCATGATTTTATTTTCTTCGTTTTTGAACTCTTCCGTCATTTCAGCAATTAATTTCGCTTTTCTGGACTCTAAATTCATCGTCATTGAGATAATTTGTTGTTGATACTGGGGATCTTGCTGTAACATTGGGTTTTGTTGTACCATTTGTTGCATTTGCATCAATTGTTGAATTTCATCTCTAAATTCTACTTCTAATTGCTCTTGAGCCATTAAAGAAATGTGTTCAAAGATGTTTTTTTCTAATGCACCCATGACTGGAGGTGAATTTCGTGCAATATTAGTCGCCATAAAGTTTAAATGAGTCGTAATGTGCGCTTGATGGTCTTGTCCTTTGAAAGCTTGGAACGGTTTTGAGCTCATTGCTAAAATATTTTCACTTGCCGGATCCATTGGAGCCGGTTTTGTAGGTGGCGGCAAAATTAAATCAATATTTTTAACACCAATCGCAGTGTACATCGCTCTGTACGCTTCATAAAGATTATGCATTTGCGGATTTGACATTGCAAGTTGCAATTCTGTCTGTGCCATTGAAATTCTTTGTGATTGAGAAAAAATATTTGGGTCTGCAACAGGAATAATGTCTACTTTATCATCAAAGTCTGTAACTTTAATTTGTCTCTGTCCACCAACAACATCATAAGGATATTCTGGCGGTAAATATTGTTTAAAAACTCCCGCTAATAAACCAAATTCTTGTTTCATCGCCACAAACAATCTTTTATGTATGGCTGACATGACCCTGGAGCCACGCTCTAAGAGGGCAATAGTCGTCCCAACAGCTGCTTGTTGGTTGCCGTCACCGACCTGCATGTCAGCTATGGCGGCAAATCGTTGCCCTGCCTGTACCACTATCCCCATCAACTGTAATAATGTTGGTGAAGGTTCTTTAAATGGTAAAGGCATAAATGCATCCTTGATACTTCCTCCAGGTGCATCTACATCTCTGAATTCTCCAGGCTGTATAGCTTGTGCCTCATCTCTAACACGGATTCCTCTTTGCTTAAATCCGGCCGGTAAATTACTTAAAGTTCCTGCGTCTAATAATTGACGTAATGCAGTGGTTGCTGTTCTTGATAAACCACCTATCATATGAATTAATCCGAAACCGTAAAAACCTAATCCAGGTAAAAATTTAAAATGAACAAAATAATCTATTTTAAGTTTTTGTGGATCATCTATTTTGTAGTTTCTTCTGATTGATAAAATTTCTCTATTACCCATTTCAATGGTAACAATGTATGGAAGTTTAATTCCAGTACCTTCACCAGTTGAATCTTTGTCCTCGAAGCCTTCCAAATCTAAATCAGTGTGTATTTCTAAAATAGAAAATACATCTTCATCTCTAGTTTTTTTAACGCCTTCAAGTTCTCGTTCTTTTTTCTCTACTTCTGTTTCTTGATTATAACCAGGTTTTAATTCTATATCCTTATAGAAACCTGCTACTTGTTTTTTTCTTAAATCATTTTCTGACATTTTAAGTACGTGCACAACTGCTTCTGCATCTTCTAAAGATGTAGCAGTGTAAGGCACAACTAAATCGTCAGCTGGGACAAATTTTGAAACGGCTCTACCTAAAAGCTCGTCATAATAGACTTTCTTAAAAGCGGAGCCGCTAAGAGGGAGATAAAAAAGCATTGTGTCAAACTCGGGTTCGTACTCTTTCATCACATCCATGATTTGATAGTTCATGAAATTCTTTACTCTGACAGATTGATCTTCTCTTGCTCTATCTGCAAGTCCAACTATTTGAGTATGGACTGGACCTGTTGCTGGTAATAATTCTTTATAAGCTTGTGCTTGAAACTGTGTAACAGCTTCAGCTAAAACTGGGTGAGTTGCACCGGATGCACCTTGGAAAGGTTGTGATGGGTTTTCATATTTAAATCCTAAAAGATCTAGACCTTTTGTGTAAGTATCTTCCCACGCTTTTCTAGAACTTCTATATTGGTCGTAGTTTCCTACTAATTCAGAACCTAGTTTTCCTAAAACATCGTCAGGTAATAATTCTGCTAAATTGTCAAAATGGCCTTCTCCTCCAGGTTGGTTAACCGCTTCTGGATCAAAATTAATTGTTGCACCACCATCTTCTTCTTGTGTTACTTCAACATCTTCAGGACCAACTTGCTCTTGAATAGTTTCTTCTTGAGCTACTTGAATTTCTTCTTCGCCAGGTACTTTAATTTCAGTATTTACGTTTGGTAATGGTTTGTCTATGTCTGCCATTTATATTCTCCGAGTTCTCGATTGTTTTAGCTTGTTTTGTAGGAACATTCAACCCTTGTGAGTTAGGTCCTTTTAAAGGTGGGATCTCTTTCCATTTTACGTGTTGCATATTTGCAACAAGAGTTTTATTCGTCACTAAACCAACCTCTCTTGTTTTTATAATCTTGATATTGTTTATAACCTTCAATTCCTACAGAACCTGCAAGTAATCCCCATCCAATAGGGTTCCAAGCATTTACAGCGGCCATAGGTAATCCTAATCTCATAACTTTAGCTACATTAGATGCTGCTCCTAAACCTTTTGTTGCCGCTTTAGTCATTGATGGCATAAAAGCAGGTCCCAAATAATTCCATGGGTTTGTTGCAACATCAGTTAAAGAATCTCCTTGTTGAATCTGTCCTGCAATATGTAGTGGCTCCAATGCAGCTAGACCTAATGGAGTTCCAGTAGTCATTAATCCTCTTCCTAAACTTTTTAAAGCAGTCTTAGTTATTCCTGATGGTTTTTTTCCAAACCTTGCTGATCTAGCAGCTTCAATTGTTGACGGCGCAGTTACTGCAGTACCGGCTACTGTCTCTGCACCTAATACTGGAAGTTGCCAATCTAGAATCGCGGGACTTTCTTGTGGTGTGTCATCTAATGGACTTGTTATCATATCGATTAACATATTCTTCTGTTGATTTTCATCAGATAAATATGTTGACGGATCGTCGTTCATGAATGTTTTAACAAGAGCCGCGGATGCCGCACCAACTGCTGCAATCGCTCCGAACTTACCACCTTTTTTTGCAAGATTTAAAAAACCTGTTGCTGCGTTTTTAACTTTTCCAAGAGCACCTGTTTCATCTTTTAATTTAGAAAGTTCAGTCATTGTCTGCTCTGGAGCTGCTTCTAAAGCAGGAATAATTGGGCAAGAACCAACAACGCCGGCAGCTTTATATCCTACTCTTCCACCAGCAGCTTTTAGACTACTCATTATTTTTTTTCCAACACCACAAGCTTTATTATAAGCCGGGGTTCCTTTCTTTAATTTAGATAATTGGTCTACTAATATTCTCTGATAATTTTCCGCAACACCAATTCTTGGCTCATTTACTGAAGGTGGTCTATAACCACCTGTTGTTTTAACTTGAGTGTATTTTTTTTCAAAATCCTTAAATCCTCTTCCCCCAATTTCTTGAAAACGCTTTGTATCAATTTTAGGAACTACATATTCACCGGATAAACCAGAAGCTTTTAATTTTGCTGCTTCCATTTTACCGGGTCTTGCAACTCCTTTTGTAATCGTATTATCAATATATCTATTTAGTGAGGGTAAAATATTTCCTTTGAAAGAATAACCCATTACTTTCTTCCCAAACTCTGGCTGAAGAGCAGTCGTACCTTTGATAAATTGTCCAGCTGCTTCATTCATAGCTCGAGTAGCAACTCTGATACCTTTAAATGGTTGTCCTTTGATCCCATCGGGATGAGCATGATCTAAAGACAACCCACTTTTTGTAAAAGCATTTTTTCTTCCCGGATAAGCAATATTGTCCGCTTCTTTTATAAGAGTAACTAACGGCGTCATCTTGCCGGTTAGGGGATGGGGTCTTTTTATTTTTTCAATTTCTTTTAATTCATCAAATACTTTGTATATTTCCTTAAACTCAGGTTGTGTGTGTGCTTCTGCTACAAGATCAATTACTTTAGAGTTATGTAGTCCTCTTTTTACTAACGCCTGCCTTAAACTTAAAGCATCGGGTTCCATACTAAAAATTTTATTATTGTAAATAAAAGACTCTTCATTTAATTTGGTAATGAGTTTTCCGCCTTCATCAATATGACGTGAAGCATACTCCATTATTTTGCTAACCGGACCTTTTTGAAGTATACGACCAAACTGAGGACCACTTTTTCCAGCCTCAAAAGCAGCTAAAAGATCTCTAGCATTCATACCTCTCTTGGAATATTTTTCTAAAACACCAGGGTTTTGTAATATTTCAAAATCTATTCTAGCAGTTTCATATTTTTTAGGAAATTTTCTCATGTGAGCCTGAAGACCTTCTAGTGTTGTATAGCCAAACGGTTTTCCTATATATCTATATATACCCCCCTCTCTTTTAATTTTATCTACAGGTAGATTCTCGAAGTTCTTAATTACATCATCAACTCTATTAAGAATTTTCTGCTGAGTAGATAATAATTTTTTAAAAGATCCAGGAGGAGCAGTCGAACCCTGTTTTTTTCCCAACACAAATTTAGGTTTATAACCCGCTTGTTCTGCTAAGGTATAGTTGGCCGCTGGGGTACCGGGTTTCTTATTATCAAGTTCAATTAACTTAGCTAATAATTGTTTTCTAGCATCTACAAGTTTAACTGTTGGACGTAACCCATGATAATCGGCAACCCCTGTAAGTGTTTTTACTTCAGCGACTGTCCTGTTTAATTTTTTTCGTAAGAACTCTTCCCAGCTTGGAAAATCTTTTAAGGAACCACCGCCTGGTTTATTAAGTTCAATTTTAATTAAGTTATCGTATTCTGTTTTTAAAGGAGTTAGTAAATCTATAAGTATCTGTGTTTTTGGGGCAGTAGCATAAGACTTTGTTACTACTCTAGGTTTTCTAGGCATTATACCTCCAGGATCTTAGCTAGTCCGCCGTGTGCATTCTTAGTTCTTCTGTTAAGAACTTCTAATCTCGTTATTTCTAAAACTTGATCTTCAGGTTCCATTTTCATAATCCTAAGGGCGTCTTCTCTTGATAGGAAGGGATGCTTTTCCATAAATTTTGTAATACGATCAATATTTCCCGGACCTTCATGCTGTCTAAAGAAATTTACAGTATCGTCACTATGAACCACTAATCTCTGGTCTTTGGGTAAACCTTCTATTCCCAAAGTTTTCCAAACTTGTTCATTTTCAGCAAGTTTAGGATTAGCTTTTATTTCCTTTATGAAACCAGGAAAAGTTTCATTAACGTATACAGAAAGTTCATCTGTTTTACCTTGAGAATCTTTAATAGTGTTTTTTAATCTTTCAATTAAAACTTCTGCTTTAGTAAATCTACCTAAGCCACCCCATTTAAATCCAGCTCTTCCACCATCTGCAAAATCTGGAAGGTCATCTGGATTGAATCTTGGATCGTCAGTTAAACGACCAGCTCTGTCTTTTGTGAAACGAACGTTATCGACAAATGTTTCTATAACTTCTGTACGTGTATCTAATGGAATTCTTTTTGCAATTTCATCACCAAAGTATTTTTTAACTAATACTAATGGATCTCCTAAAGCTCCACCACCGCCTTCTGTAATGTATTTATAATCTTCCGCACTTACAACAGATTCTAAAGTTCCACCTTTTCCTGGTGGAAGTAAGTCTGTTTCTTTTTTTAACATGGAATTTAAAAATTCTCTAGCCGCTGCTCTTTTCTTAGGTACATCTACTGAAGATGTAGCCCCTGAATTTTTATAAAGGTCGTCTACATAAGCAGTAAGAAATTCATTACCTGCTCTATTCTTTGTCATAGTTTCCAATGATGTAATTTCGTTTGATCCTTTAACTGGTGGTAAATCTTGATATTGTTTAACATTTCTCCTTAACGCATTTTCTGCTCTTTTAATAAATTTATTCTGTTCTGCTATGGGTAAATCATCAAGAACTTTTCCAGCATCTTCAGCTATGAATTCTGCAAGATACATTTTATCTTCGTCTAAGCTTCTAGGACCTGCAGTTCTATACATTTGTTCAATTACTCTTTTGTCAGCAATATTTTCTGTTGTAGCAACGCCAAGCTCTGGGCCTGCAGGAGGAATCTTTCCTTCCTTGACCAATTGATCAATTTTAACAAAGTCTACGTCCTTAAGTGGTCGTCCGAAAAACTTATGTGTTTCTTCTGGAAATCTTTTTAAAGCTTCGTTTTCTGTCCTCAAAGCACCTAGACCTTCTGCATCTAAGTTCCTGGTCCCTGTTGCCATATCTGTAATGTTTGAAACTGGGGCTGGG